TCAAGCATATAATAAGGGTTTGGTGCAGGTTTAATGTTTTTTGTGAAATTATAAATTTTTGCATAAATATTATTTAATAAATAATATCTCTCAAATTTACTAGAACTATCAATATGTTCTTCCATTAAATACGCTGTTGCACATTCTGGACTACAAAAACATCCATAAACTTCGTAAGAATCTTTAATCATGTGTTTTGGAATATAAATTGGTGGATTATCAAAATCATATGTGCACCAAAAACACGCAGATTTTTTATCACACATATTATTTATATGCAGATTATGTTCTAATATTTTTAATTTTTTCCAAATATCTTTAATACTATCTTTGTTTGTTTTTTCATCGTCACAAATCTCAGCATCTTCTTCAATTGTATTTTCCATTTGTATAAATAATTTTTCGTTTTTTTTATTTATTGTCTTGTCATTAATAATATTAAATGATAATTGATTACTATTAGCAAAATTAAAACTCTCAATGTTATTTTCTGATAAAATATTTGTTTCTAAATCTTTTAATGAACATTTTAGATGCAAAATTATATTTGATTTTGCTTCTTTATTGTTATCAACAAATGCAGATTGTTGAATAATTTTGCCACCTTTTGGTTTTCTTCCACGTTTTTTTGGTAATGGTTTTTCTTTTTTATCATTGTCATTGTCATTCTCGTTGTCATTGTCATTCTCGTTGTCATTGTCATTCTCGTTGTCATTGTCATTCTCGTTGTCATTGTCATTCTCGTTGTCATTGTCATTGTCATTATTTAATTTAATAAAAAAATTAGTATTTAATATTTCATTATTTTGTGATTCATCATTGTTTAATAAAAAATTATATAATACATTTTCTGTTTTATCTTCATTATTAGACTCTTCAATAATAACGTTAATATTATTTTTTTGTTTTTCTGCATTTTCTGCATTTTCTTTTTTAGATTTACGACCACGTTTTTTTAATAATATATTATTTGTACTTTGATTTTTTTTAATATCCATTTTATACTTTATATAAATTATATATGTTTTTGATTTAAATCATTTTACAATATATATTATTTTATATATAATTTTACCAATTAATTATTTAGTTCTATTATCATAACATTTTCTGCATACTGGAATATAATTATCACTACCAATAACTTTTTGATGTTCTTCCTCTGATAATCTTAGAGAGAATATTCCAGGAGTTCCATCTTTACATATATTACAAAATGATGATAATTTTGTAACTTTATCACATAAAGGTATTAAATCTAATATTTGTCCAAATTTTTCTCTCTTGAAGTCACCATCTAATCCTGAAATATATATTTTTTTGTTTTTTTTGCTGTATTTATTTTCTAAAATTGCTATAACAAATTCTTTTAAATTACAGAAAAACTGCCCTTCATTTATAAGTATTACATCTGCATAAAATATTTTATCTACATTTCTTATTTTTTTTCTCAAAATTTCAAAATTATCTTCATTATAATTATTTAAATTTCCAAGTTCTACTATTAATTCTTCTCGATATTCTTTTGAAGGCAATTCTGTTAATTGAAAACATGGGATCATTACTTGATCATGCGTTGAAAGCATTTCTTCATGATAACGCACATCTTCTGCATAATTAATAACTGCTACATCGATATCACAGAATAAACATTGTTTATATATTTCAAGTATTTTAGACGTTTTACCTGCGTACATGGGTCCAAGAATTAATTCGAGATAACTTGTATTAGATTTTGAAAGAGACATTCTATAAATATACTTTTATTATCTTTTTATTATTTTGTTTCAATTATTTTTATAAAGTTTTTTTGTTATTTTGACAAATTTGATTAATTAAATTATATAATATATTAAAAGAATTATTTTATATATAATAAAAATGACAGGAGGCTATGTTTGGGTAGAAAAATATAGACCAAAGTTTTTTGAAGACATCGTTTTAGATCCTTTAAATAAGCAAATTCTTAAAAATATTATAGACACTTCTTATTTTCCAAATTTGTTATTTTATGGACCTCCGGGTACAGGTAAAACGACAACAATTATTAATTTAATTACATCTTATCAAGAAAAGTTAAATAATAAAAATAAAGATTTAATAATTCATTTAAATGCATCTGATGAGCGGGGCATTGATATAATTAGAAATCAAATTAATTTTTTTGTAAATTCTAAACCTTTATTTAATACAGGTATGAAATTTGTAATTTTAGATGAAGTAGATTATATGACAAAAAATGCTCAACAAGCATTAAGATATTTATTACATAGTTATTCTAGTAATGTTCGTTTTTGTTTAATATGTAATTATATAAGCAAAATTGATGAAGGATTGCAAAACGAGTTTATTAGACTAAGATTTAATCAATTACCAAAAGATGACATAATAGATTTTTTAAGAATAATTTCTGTTACTGAGAAACTAAATATGTCACAGAAAACATTATCATCTATTCAAAAACTTTATAAATCTGATATTAGAAGTATGATAAATTTTATGCAATCTAATCAAGATCTAGTTAAATATACAGAAAATGAAATCAAAATAATTGATAACGACGTTTGGAATTCTCTCCTTGAAAAGTTATTAAAGAGAGAAAATATTAATTTATTAAAAAATGATATACATAACATTAGCATTAATTATAATATTGATAAAAAAAATATAATAAAAGATTTTCTGAATTATATTATTCGTAATCATTTTAAATATTTAAATTCCGATTTTTTGAATTTTATTGAAAATTTAATGCATTCTCAAATACAGAATAGTGATACTTTTATTTATTATTTATTGACAAAATTATCATTTTTTTTATCTACTACATAATTATTATATACTTTCATTCTTACTTTTAATTTATTCATAAAATCATTTGGTGGTGAACTTTTCGATGGATCAAAAAAAAAATTATTAAGACTATAATTTTCTAGCTTCATGTTTGTAGATAAGTTTTGCTTAATTGGTATATTTATACTCCTTTCATGTATTATCCTTGTTTTATTAGATTGCATTCTTTATATTATAAACTATAGAAAATAATTGAAATAAAATTAATATAAAGAATATAAAGATATTGTTTGAATTATAGTAATGGCTTTGGGCATAGATAATGAATGGGAAAATTTTATATCATCTAAATTTGATGATGATATATCAAGTGATGATGAAGTGTATAATGAAGTAATTAATTCAGATGAAGAATTATTATCTGCAAATTTGGCAAATAATTTATCTTTAGAACCTCCTAAATCTAGCAACATTTATATTTCAACAAAAACAAATATAGCTTATTTAAATACACAAGTTGACTTAAAAGATGTTTTCTGGAAAATACCAATTATACCTTACTTTAAACCTTGTAATGGTGTTGTTAAAAAACAAATGAAGTTTAACTCTCTTTTAGTAGAAGAATTTGATACACTTCAAACTAGACTTACACATGAAAACTATTTTGAACAACATATTATCACACATATCGACAACCCAACAGGTAGAATTAAGTTTAAAGATACTAGAAAAATTAGTATTGGCATTTCAAAAAAAGATATTTTAAGTTATAGATGCAAAAAGAAGAGCGCGTTTTATAATTGTTTTGTATTAATACTACGCATTAAAATACAAGAAATATTTAAGGAATTTCATGTAAAAGTATTTAACACTGGAAAATTAGAAATACCAGGAGTACAAAGTGATATTGCTTTTGATATGATTTTAAAAGAAATTTTGGAAATCATACAACCTCATATGGAAATACCTTTAAGTTATAAGGAAAATAGTAGTGAAACTGTTCTAATTAATTCTAACTTCAATTGTGGGTTTTATATTAATAGAGAATCTTTATATGATATATTAAAACTAAAATATAATATTCAAGCTATTTATGACCCATGCTCTTACCCTGGAATACAATGTAAATTTTATTATAACCCAGACATTGGCATACAAAATGGTTGCCAAAATATAGAAGAAAACAAAAATATTAAAGAAGTATCTTTTATGATCTTTAGAACTGGAAGTGTTTTAATTGTTGGCAGATGTGATGAATATGTAATTATGATTATTTATGAATTCCTTAAAATTATATTGCATAATGAATACAAAAATATTTTCCAAAAAAATATTAAACTAATTGAAGATCACAAAATTAAAAAAAAAAAAGTTTGCAAGAAAACTATAATATTTGATATAGAAAATAAAGCATAGTACAAACTATCACCAAAAAATAAATATTATTATTATATCTTTAATTATGTAAAATACTCTTTTATATTTCTTTTCGGTCTAAGATTATTTTTATTTTATTAATTATGATAATAACCAATTAACAAAATTGTCATTTGAATCTTCTAATTTTTTATCAAATATCTCTAAATTTAATTTATTATTTGTTTTATTTAATATTTCTGTATTTTTTATTAATTTTTCTACAATAAGTTTGTTAATTTGAAAAAAAATTGTTATATTATCTATTTTATAGTATAATGTATCTGTTATTTTTTCCAGATATTCTATTTTTTTATTTAAACTATTTAAATGTTGACTTATATCAATTATATAATTTATGCATACACTATCATTTTTATCAATTATCTTTAAAAAATATGTTTGATATAATTTTATATAATTAGAAATTATCTCTATTTTCTCTCTAAATTCCTTTGTTGTATTTTCATTTATTTTTTTAAATTCATTATTTATATCAAAAATCGTTTTTTTATAAACATATGTTGAAGCATCTCTTGTTGTTAATTGCAAAAACATCTTATCATCTTCAGTTATTTGACCAACAAATTCTATATAAAAATAAAACGATTTTTGACAATGATAATATGTTAAATCCAAGTTCTTTGTACTATATAGTATATAATTAAATACATGGGTTATTGTATCTAAACCTCTAATAATAATAAATTTAGCAAAACTATTATTTTTTACTTTAATACTATCACGAATAAAATTAAAATATTCAATAATTAATTGCAAATATTTATTTGATATTTTGTTTATATCACAATCAAAATCTTTTTTATAATTTTCAAGATTTGATAATGAAAAGTTATTGTCTTTATTCAATAGATTTGGTTTCATATATTATTCAGTTTTATTTAAATTTATATTTTTTTATTTATATATATTTTTAATAAGTATTTAAAGATTTAAAAATTATATTTATATAAAAATGTCTGTTGAGAAAAAGACTGAAAATGCTTTCAATTACAGGCTCCCTTCTGATGTTACTATGAAACACGCAGCTAAACTTAGCATTGTAGATGATAAGCCTATTATGTTGGATTATTGGACTCCTTCTTTAGATAAAAAAGCTCTTATTGGGGCTAGAGAGAACGGCGAAAAATTACTTGTTAAGAGTGAAGATGAGTACACTAGTACTATTGCAAAGTTTTATAAGTCTGGAACTGAATATATTGTTATTACTGAAAATTCTATTTATATTGTTTCTAATGAAATACCCACTAGAAAGATATCCTAATCCTCCACCTTTTCTACCTTTTCTACCTTTAGAAAAGGTAGAGCCAAATATTATACACCTTTTCTATCTTTTCTACCTTTAGAAAAGGTAGAGCCAAATATTATCTATATTTAAGAAAATAAATAATATTTTATAACAAACAAAAAAATTCAAATCTTTTGCTCCACTTTTAAAAAAAGTGGATAAAATTCAAATCTTTTGCTCCACTTTTTTTAAAAGTGGATAAAATTATATTTTTGCTCCACTTTTTTTAAAAGTGGATATATATATAATGTCTCGCCTTGGAAATGGAAGTAACTCTAATGGCAATTTTTGGTATGGAAATTCAACTAATTTTCCAGGATTTTTATATAAAAAAAATCTTGGTGTAGGTGGTAGAAGAAGTACAAAATTTAATCCTGGAGGAAATATTACTTGTAATAGTAGTACTTATTTGTATAATAAATATAAACCTGGATCTGGAGGTGTAGGTGCATCATCTACTTCAAATCGCCGTGCAAAAAATAGATTAGCTACAAATTGTCTTGCAAATAATTGTTTCCCTTGTTATAATACTTTAGGACAATATAGTAACTATACACATAACCCTAACGGATATATACCTTGTCCATCTTTAAAACAAAATAATAATAATAATAATAATACTTTACCTCCTCCTTATAATACACAAGTAATTAATTCTGGAAGTAATAATATATTAATACTTCTATAAATGGACCCTTAGATGAATTAACATTTTATGATAATACTTTGTAAAATAAGATAATATTTTTATAAAAATATTATTTTAATACATAAATGTCTAATGTTCCAGTTGTTTTATATATTAATGGCATTGCTTCTTATGGCACAACAGCAACTAAATCTGGTAATAATTATGTTTATAACATAACTGAATTAACAAGTAATACAAATTATTCAATATATCTTAATTATTCTTCAAATGGACAAATTTCACAAAATAGTGAAACAATTTATGCTAATACAGGTACACCAACACCAACACCAACTCCTACACCAACACCAACTCCTACTCCTACACCAACACCAACACCAACTCCAACTCCTACTCCTACACCAACACCAACTCCAACTCCTACTCCTACACCAACACCA